ATGGTGATAGATGTGATGAATCACAAGCATTAAAATGGCCTAGAAATAATTTTCAGGTTGATGATGTTGAGCTTGCTTGTACTTTAATACCTGTAAAAATCAAGTATGCACAGTATGAATTAGCAAGGGCATTAGCTAATGATCCAGATGCAATGACTGGAAATACTGGTACAGAAGGTGTTGCAAAAGAAGTTGAATTAGGTGAACTAAAGGTTAAATACAACGAAGCTAGTCTTGCTACTGGCAATGTGAACAATGTTTTTGACGTGTATCCTTGGCTTCAGTCCTATCTTGGTGCTTATTGTCTTGGTGGAGCTGGCGGCTATCAAGTTCGGGTGGTAAGAGGTTAATTATGGCAAAAATTGATGATGTATTTGGCAAAGTCCCAGCAAGTATTTTAAGTACATGGGGTCAAGACTTTACTTTTATCAAGTCCACGACACCAAAGACTTATAACCCTACAACTGGTGCTGTGACTGGATCGGACACAAATGTAACGGTCAAAGGAGTCATTACAACGCTTGATTCCAGTGAAGATGAAGGTTTATATCAAACAACAGATGTAAAAATGGTGATTGGATCAGAAGAATTAGGAGATTATTACCCTACAGAAGCAGATCGAGTTCAATATCCACAAGCAGGAGCGACAAGAGAGGGGAAAATCATTGATATTAAGACAGCTAGAGGAGATAAACCTATTTTTCATACGTTGATCGTGAGGCCACAATAATGGCAAGAGTTCGTAATGAATTAGGCAAATTAATAAAAGATCTGGACAGAGTGGCTGCTTCTGTAGCATTTGTAGGTCCAACAAGAGCAGCAGTAAAAGTTGTTAATGATTTACAAGATTTAGGTCCAGTATGGACAGGTCAATTTGCTAACTCATGGCAAATCCAAACACCATCTCAGGTGTTTAGACCTGCATCATTCATGCAAGAAGGTCCACCTCGTCAAATTCCATTCCCTACAACGACAGGAAGAGAATCATTAAAAGGATTAAAACCTTTCGGTGATCGAATTGTCTTTAAGATTTCCAATCAGTCACCGCATAAAGAGTATGCAATGGATCAAGCCGAGGGACGTTTCTTTAGGCCAGAAAACAACCCTCTTCCAATTAATGCTGTTAGTGGTAAGTGGCAAGAAGGAATGGGAGGAAGAGGAGGCACAATGAAAAGAGGAGATATCAACAAAGGTCGTGGTAGAGCAAGTAGCACTGCTGAATTGGATTGGTTTAGCACCTATGCTTCTGGCAAGTTAGATAAGACAATTAGACTAGAAATGAATAAGGTTGTGAAATGAATTATCAAAAAATTCGAGCAGAAGTAGAAAACCCATTGTTAACTGCTTTTGGAGCATTAAGTCCTGCTATCCCTGTTTTCTTTGATAACATCACTGCTGCACCAGCAAATAGCACAACCGAATATGTAAGAGTAAATATTACATTTGGCTTAACAAACGATCCAACATTAGGTTCAAGCGTTGATAACGCTAGAGGTTCTATCGTTATTCGAGTCTTTACGAAGAAAGGTGATGGACCTGCACGAAATCAAACATTAATGACAACTGCTGTTGATGTTTTAGAAACATTAAATGATGCGACAAAAGGTACAACAGGTACATATTTAAAGACTGGATCAATTGAAGGTCCGAGCTTTTCGTCAACAGAAACACCCCCAATGTTTATGGGAAGAATAGAGACTTCTTACGTTGCCACGGTTTTGAGCTAATCTATAGGTAAATTTCTTAAGCAGCCTCATGGCCGTTACTGTTTTATCTGGCACATCAGGTGCTCTCTATTATAAACCTGCTGGTACTACAGGTACTTTTAGTCCTGCTGATGTCACCATTGGTACAGAAACAATGGTGGTTCAGACTTATTTAAATTTAAAGGTTGGTGATCCAGTTAAGTTTCAAGTTGTAGATAGTTCTACTGGTGGATCAGGAACAGGAACTTTACCTGCTGGATTAAGTGCTGGAACAACTTATTATGTTAAAACTTACACTGCAAATACAGGAGCTTTAACTGTTTCTGCTACCAATGGCGGTTCTGCTGTTGACTTAACTGACGTAGGAACAGCCGCAGCTCCTAATGAATTTCAAGTTTATTACAACGATTTTGCTGCGATTGGGCAAGTAAGAGAGTGGACTTTTGAGATTGAAAGAGCTGAGATTGATGTAACAACAATTGGTCAATCTCCTGGTCAATATGTTCCATTTAGAAAGTACATTGCTGGATTTGGTGATGGTTCTGGTACTGCTTCTACATATATGACAAACGAAGACGCAGCTTTATCAAACAGATTAGTAGAAGACGTTCTTCAGCGTCAGCAAGTTGGTGCAGCGTTCAAGCTTTACACAGACCGTGTATTTAGTGGTGGATCTGTTAGTGACACTCTTAGTCGCTCAATCAGCTTCGATGCAACATTAACTTCTGCAAGTTTTAGTGTTAACCCTGATGATGCTCAAGAGGTATCAGTCAACTTCCGTCCAGCAGGAGTCCCAACATTCGATCTAAGTTCTACATAATAGAACTGGGACACGGAATGTTCCAATTAACCCTGCCTGGTGCAGGGTTTTTTATTGTTTATTAGGTTAGAATAATAATGTTCAACAAAATCTTATGTCATCAAGCCCTAGAACTACACGCTCACCGTTAAGAGCAATAGATCGTTTAAAGAAAGCAGCAAATTTAGATGCAACCAAGAAATATGTTGAATTATCTGATGGAACTACCTTTGAAATGTGGGTAACACCATTAACAATGGCAGAAAGAGAGAGGGCGCAAAAAGGTCCAAGAGGTGATGATGCGAATGAATTTGCGTTGCGTTTATTGATTGCTAAAGCTTGTGACGAGAATGGAGAAAGATTGTTTCAAATGGGTGAGATAGATGTTCTAAAGAATGAAGTTAGAGATGCAGATTTACAAGCATTGATGCTTGCAGTGCTTCAAGATGACGAGGATGCAATCGACCCAAAATCTTAAGTGCGGAGCTTCGGAAAGATGGATTGTTAATGCTTCAATTTGGCATCGCAAAAGAATTAGGAAAAACTCTTTCTGAAATCCGTCAAATGACCTTTGAGGAAATTTTAGGTTGGAGTGCTTATTTTCAAGTGATTAACGAGGATCAACGAAAAGAAATGGATAGAGTGAAGCGGTTCCGTTAGACTGTTTAGTAATCGTGTTTATGGTTGGTTTCTGTGGCTGCTTATAACGCTGATATTCAGGTTGTTGTAAAAGGTGTCAATAAGGTTACAGCGTTAACTAATCAGATTAAAGCTGCAAATAAAGCTGTTAATGCGTTAAACAAAGAAGTTATTGGTAAGAATGCAAAAGGTGGAACAGAATATTTTGACAAAGTAGGAAAAAAAGCAAGATTAGCAACTTTAAGTATTAGTAATCTTCAGAAAGCTGTTTCAAAGTCAAGTGCGACTTTAAATAAGGCAACTTTAGGAACAGATCAAGCAAGTGATGCTGCTAGAAGTTATGTCGCTGCAAATCAAGCATTAAATGATCAGTTAAGACAAAGGATTGCTTTATTGAAGCAGACAGAAAGGGCAATGGCCTTTGAAAGATTTGCTGCTGGAGATTTATCAGGTCGCACTCAATATTCTTCACCTATTGGTCCTAAGCCTAAAAGAGGTGGAGGTGGTGGAGGGACACCAAGGCAAGGGAAAGGGATGATGAGTGGGTTTAGTGGTACAAGAGTTGGTCAAGCTGTCCTTGGTGGTGGATTTCCTGCTTTGTTTGGTCAAGGTATTGGTGGTGTTGCAGGTGGTGCTGCTGGTGGATTGCTTGGTGGTTTTGCTGGAGGTATTGCAGGTTCAATTTTAGGATCAAGAGTTGAGGAATTTGCTCAAGCTGCTGCTGAAACAGGAAGAGCATTGGCTTCTGTCGGAGATGCTTTCGACATGATGCAGGAGAAATCTTTATTTTCTTCTGAGGCTATTGAACGAAATGTTGAAGCATTAATTCTTCAAGGAAAAATCCAAGAAGCTGCTACTGCTATTACAGATGAATTGTCTACAAAGATAGGGAATAAAGGTGTAGCAAGGTTGAAGGAATTAGGAGAAGTTTCAAAAGTAACAATGAAGTTATGGAATGAATTGAAGATTCAAATGCAAGCAGTTGCTACGAAGGCAATTCTTCCATTGTTAAAATTAATTAATAAGGTTTTAGGTAGAACAACAGCAAAAAACAGATTATCAGCTCTAGCTGAAGACTTAGAAGGAACCGAAGCAGGAAAAAATTTAGCTGCTGATATAGCAGCAGGTAGTCGTGGTAGAGGAGGAGGAGGAGAATTAGGTGTTGGGCAAATAACAAAAACTGGCAATTTAAGTACAGAGAAAATACAAGAATTATTAGACAAATACAGAGAATTTCAAGAAGCGCAAAGAACAGGAGCTTCAACTGTTGGAATCTCGCAGGAAGATATTAAGAATGCAGAAACAATTATCGAGAAAAACAGAAAAGGATTAGATATAGCTTTACAACAACTTGAAGCAACAAAAGAGTTATATCAAGCAAAATTAGATGGTAATGAAAAAGAAGTAATCAAGAAACAAGAAATTGAAAAAGTGATGAAGTCAATCAAAGGAATGAATGAAGCAGAATTAGAAGCTGCTAGAAAGAAACTCGAAACAGTCTATGAGGAAGCTGATGCAGTCAAAAACAAAGCTAAATTGCAAGAAGAAGCAGACAAACAAGAATTAGAACGTAGAAAGAAAATTGCAGATTTATTAGCAACAGAAACAACTAATGCAATTGTTGGATTAATTGATGGCACAAGAACATTAGGAGAATCATTGAAAAATATTATTAAGCAGATGGCATCAATGTTTATACAAAAGAAAATGATGAGCTTCTTTGGAGGAATGATGGGACTTGAAGAAGGAGGTTATGTCTCTAACGGTATAAAACCTTTTAGCTCTGGTGGAATGGTTACACGACCCACAATGGGACTTGTAGGAGAAGCAGGAGAGGATGAATACATAATTCCAGCCTCTAAGATGGCTCAGTCAATGCAACGGTATTCAGCAGGGGCTAGGGGTGAATCTGTGATCCCTGGAACCGGTCAATCATCCACGGGTGGTGGAGCTAATGCACAAACAACCGTTAATTATTCTGGTCCAATATTGAATTTCAACTCAGAAGAATTTGTTCCTAAATCTGCAATAGGAGAAATTATTAATAGTGCAGCTTCTAGAGGTGCAAAAGCTGGAGAAGCTAGAACATTAGCAAGCCTTCAAAATTCACGTAGCAAAAGGAGCAACATAGGATTATGAGTTTTGTAGCACTAACTAATTTTATAACAATTACTAATCCAAATGGATCAGTAGAAAATATTACGGATAAATTCCAAAATGGAAGACACACTGCAATCAGTGGGTTTCAATACCTTTCTTTTATTTATCAAGGTGCGGCAAGAAACAGATCTGGTGACAACATGACTTCTTCTTTAATACTTGCTAATAGTGAATTAAGCATGAATTATGCACAGCAAATTGTTATAAATAAATATCATCTCAAAGTAGAAACTTGGTTAATGACAGAAGCTTTTGAAAGAAATAAACAGTTAACAGAGGAGACATGGTTAGCTTCTAACATGAGTTACAACCCTGAAACTATTGAAGTTGTTTTAAGTTCTGCCATTGATGCTGTTGGTGCTAATGCTCCAGACAAAGTTTTAACAAGAAATCTTGTTGGTTCACTTCCTGTTACTGGGTCATTGCAAAACAGGTGAAACCACATCAATTAATTGGTCTTCCTTATCGTTTAGGTGCTGATCCAGCGAAACATAAAGCTGGTGATTGCTTATCTTTAGTTCGTACAGTATTAGCAAATTATGGTTTTACTGTTCCTCAAGGACAGCGTAATTGGTATCGAAGATTAAGGAAAAAAGACTATAGTATCTTTTTTGAAGAATTAAATAGGTGGGGAGTTGAATCACCCCCTAAACTAGGAACAATTGGTCTTTGCAAATCAGAAGATGGTTATGGCATGGCTGCATGGTACGAGGAAGGATGGATAAGCTATCAAAAAACATTAGGCGGCCGAGTGGTGATTTGGTCTCCGCTAAACGCCCTTTTGGTCGAAGGCTGTTATTACCAACGGAAGTAGAATTATGTGATGTTTTAGGAATAACTGAAGATGAATATTGGGTATTTGTAGATTCAACTGCTGCATACAACGGACAAAGGCCAAAAGGATATGAATTAATTCCTGATATAAGAAATGATGCCGTTAGTGCTTATATTGCTTCTATTGGTGTAAAAGCTTTTTGGACACAAGTTGGAATTGCTGTTGCTTCTGCGGCTGTTTCTTATGCGTTAACGCCAAAGCCTAAAGAACAAAAACAAGGAGGGTCAAGACGAACTGCTGATTCAATTGGTAATAGTAAATTCGCACCACAAGCTGCTTTTAATTCTGTTCAGGAGTTAGCTCAGATAGGTGATGCTATTCCTTTGATATTTACCAATCAAACAATAGAAGGCGTTAATGTTTTTGGTGGTCTAAGAGTTAATAGTCAGCTTTTATGGTCGCAGTTTGTAAGTCTTGGAAAATATCAACAATTAAAAGCACTTGCTTTGTTCTCTCATGGAAAGATTGCAGAAGATCCTGCATATGAAGGCTTTGCTGTAGGAGATACGCTTTTAAATACTTACAACGCTTACAAAGTAAAACTTTATTTTAAAGATGGCAGCAATTCAGGTGATAACAGGATTGTCAAAGGTGATGCTTACACTCAATCTAAATTAATTATTCCTCCTGCTCAAGATCGTCAAGATCCTTTTGAAATAGGTGTACCAAATAAAGCAGGTAGTGTTGTTCCTTTATCAACAAGTAAATCTTTTAGTGGGACAAGAAACCCAACGACACAAACGACTTTTGGAACATTTGCTCCAATGCCTAATGCTCAAATTGTTAGGCTTCCTTATGAATTAATTCGTGATCCTAGAGGTTCTTCAAAAACTTCAATTAAGGATATGATGAGGAAAAGGAAAAAAGTTGAATTTGCTAGATGGCCTGTTAGAGCTGGAATAATTAAAGTTGGAAATAACACAACAAAAGGATTACATTCAGTTAACGAAGGAGATGAAATAAAATATCAAATTGTTGGCATTTATCCTAGTGGAGAAACAAATGCTTTACAACGTAAATATGACGCAGATAAAACGACTGCAGGCTATCAAGTTAAGACAGGAAAAGGAAATGCAGACGCTTTTAATTACAGACCTCATGGAGTCGATGATGTTGATAGTTTAACAACATCAATCAGAGAAAATACTGATAATTTATTAGCGGTTGGAGAACAATATTTATTTGGAACGGCTATTGTTATTTGTACCGAAACTAATGATCCTGTTCCTTATCGAATTGAGCATGGAAAAGTTTATACGTTTAAAGTTGTTGAAGCTGGACAAATTGATTTACCTGTTAGTGGCCAGAGTTTAGGTGTTCATTGTGATAATCCTGAATGGTATGATCCCAACCAAAGAGGTTTTGGGAAAGGTGGTAGTTCTGATAGAGATGCTCTTTATAGCTTAAGTGATTTAGCCCCTATTTTTTGGCAACAAGTAATTAGTGGAACTGAATTTAATTTCCCAAGAGGTGAAAAAGATTTATATTATGCACATGATATTTATTCAAATTTAAAAATTGCATTAGCAACTGTAACTAATAATAGAAAATGCGATGTTACTGAAATAGGTATTAAATCAACTGTTTATAAACGTATTCAATTTGCAAATGTGATGAGTCAACCTAACGAAGAAGCATTAAAAGAAGCATTTGAAGATAGAACACAAATAGGATTAGGACAGCTCCAAACTTATGCAGATAGGATCTCATTGTTTATGCTTCAAGCAAGGCAAATAGGAGATTCTAATTGGCAAGATTTAAAAAATACTTTATCTGATCATACTGGTTTATTTGCTATTAAAGGTAATACACCAGAAGCACAATATAACGCTATAACTATTTCACATCCTGACCTTGAACAATATGAGTATAGGTTTAAACCTTTTCCTGGTAATTATATAACTAGAAATGAATTATGGGATAAAAGATATAATTTATTAGCTACGGATGCAAGTGGTCAAGCGCAAGTTTATCATTTCTCAGCAAGCACTTCTTTTGGAACCTTTGATGTTGCGTTTACAGGAAATGAAGGTTTTGTTATTACACAAGATGTTGCTTGTAACCCTGAATGGCAGTTAGGAGAATCTACTGTTAGTACAACAGGAACAGTTCAGAATGTAAGAACTTCAGGAGGTTTGACAAGTTGGGTTGAAAATCCAAATTTTAGCGGAACAATTACAGAACAAAGATGGGAGACAGTTAATTTTTATAATCAAAACTATGGCAAAGCAATTGTTTTATGGAATCAAATTAATAAACCCTATCCAGCTTATACAGGGCATCAATGGTCTTTGTATGGCTTTGGGCCGGAATTAATACATTATGGATTTCCTAATACAAATGGTGCTTGGCCTGATGTTTATTTTCAGATTGGAAATCGTAGATATATAATTTTAAATCCTGGTACGTATTATCATCCTGCTGATGCTGCAAATCCAAATGGAAACAATCATAAATTTTGGGTAGGTGAGCAACTTTACAGAACAGTAACAACACAAATACAAGCTTTAACACACTTTAATGGACCCGTATCAGTTACAGGAGGCAGTGGTACTGGTCTAAAAGTTAATTTGCTTGTTCAAAAGTATGAATATGAAACAGGGAACTATTATTACAAAGCAAGTTGGTCTCTCGATCAAACTAATTTAGGTTCTGGCTATGTGAATGGTGAAACTGTTAAAATTCCTTGGACAAAGCATGATGGATCTGCTCAGAATATTAATGTAAAAATAGATGTTACTGCAAGGCAAATAACAACAAGAGCAGCACAAAACTTTAATCCTTTTGACGTTTTAACTGATTGGAATGTTTACGAGGGAGATGAGAACAGTAATCGTAATAATCCTGAGCACGAAATAGTTTATGTAAACGAAATATTAAAGCCAGAAACAAATCAAAGTAATGTAGAACAACCTGCAAAATATAGTGATTTAGCTTTTGCTGGCATAAGAATAAATAGTTCAAAAGAGTGGACAAACTTTAGTCAGTTTTCTGCTTATTTTAAAAAAGGAATAGAGATTGAAAAGCCATCTGGAGCAACAGGAGCTTCTAATTTACTGCCTGAAATTGCTTATGCCTTATTAACAAGTTCAAAAATAGGAGCTGGAAAATTAGTAGGAGCATCTTCTGTTGACAGTACAGCAATGGCTGACGCTGCTGATTTTTGTCAGAAAAATAAGTTTTTCTGGGATGGAACTATTAGCACTAAATTAAATTTAAGAGACTTTATATTTGAACACGCTGGATATTGTTTATTAGATTTTACGATTATTGGAGGCAAGTTTAGCCTTAAGCCTTCTGTTCCTGTTAATTCAGATAATAAGATTGATAAGAGAGTATTACCTGAAATAAAATGTCTTTTTACTGATGGTAATATCAAAGATTTACAAGTTAGTTTTTTAAGCCCAGAAGAAAGGCAAACATTTAAAGCTGTTGTTGTTTATAGAGAAGAGAAAATAAATGGTTTTCCTGAAACAAAATCATTATTAATTAGGGAAAAAGATCCTGATGGCTCTGATACCGATCCTATTGAGACTTTTGATTTGTCTGGTTTCTGCACATCTAGAGAACAAGCACAATACTTTGCTTATTTTGCTATTAGATCAAGACGTTTAATTGATCATGGTCTTACTTTTCAAACAGCTCCTCAATATGTGCAAGGTTTAGCTCCAGGTGATTATTTTAGATTAGTTAGTGAAGTTAGTCATACTTCAAGGTTTAGAAATGGTGCAAAGTTAGATGATGGAACAATTGTTAGTAAAGATGATGTAGCTGGTTCTGAATCTGTTTATTATTGGGAGCCAGGAACAGAAGGTGTTAAATTTTCAACTCTTTCACAAGCTCCAAATGGTGTGTTGTTTACTGTGAAAAATATAACTACAGAAAACAAGGTTTATAAATGTGAGAGCATCTCTTATGGTGAGGACGGTTTATTAGAAGTGGCTGGTAGTTATGTTCCTGTTGAGACTGATGCTGCCACAAAAGGCCAGCTTAAAGTTATGCAAAACTGGGGTTTAAAAGGAACCGATGGTGAGTATGACGCTTCAAATTTTATTGTTTCTGAAAATCAATGACAAGCCCTAAGCCATTCCCAAGTATTAAACCAACTTCCAGAAGTTACAACCCTGGAAATTATCCAAGTACAAACTTTGAATCTTTGGATGGAACAAAAACACATATTCGTTATGGAAATAAAAGAGTTAATGCAACCTTGAGCCTTGGCTTTTCAAATATTACTGATGCTGAAGCAGCTTTAATTCTTGAGAATTACGAGGATGTCAATGCTACTTGGGATTATGTGACCTTTGCTTCTACTGATGGTGTTTCTGGTGTTTCTGATAGTAAAGAAGTTACTGGTCAAACAAATCCTGCTAGTAGTCTTCAATCTTTAGTGAAAGAAGGTGGCACTGGACTTTTATGGCGTTATTCTGGGCCTCCTTCTGTTACAAGTACCTTTAAAGGAAGGAGTAATGTGAGCTGTAGTTTTGTTGCTTGCCTAGATGCCCCTTAGAATAAACACAACGTTTTGATTTTTTAGGTCGTGGCTTTTTATAGCGGAAAAGATGGACAGCTTTTTATTGACGGCACTAAAGCCGCAAAAGTTCAATCTTGGTCTTTTTCTAGTTCACAAGCTGTTCTTGAAACAACTTCTTTAGAAGACACTGATAGAACAATTGTTCAAGGTGTCAGAAGTTATAGCGGTAGTGCAAGATTGTTTTACTACCAAACTGCTGCTGGGGCAGATGGAGATGTAACAACATTAATTGGTAAATGTATTAAAGCTGGAAGTGGAGCAGGTGACGGAACGGCTGATGCCTCTACTGCCGCAACTTTAAAACTTAAAATTGTTGATGGTTCTGCTAATGGTCGTTTTATTACTTTCTCAACTTTAATTACTGGAATATCAATGAACAGTGCCGTTGGTGAAGTTTTAAGTGCTGATATTAGTTGGGAATCAAATGGAGCACCTACAGAAGTTGAAATTTAATCATGGGTGTTTATTTTGGGCAATCGGGTGAAATAGCCCTTAAAAGAGATGCACTTCAATCTGCTTTGCAGACGAAGCTCGATCCTTTTGACGTAAACACTTCAACAAAGAGATTTAGTGTTGACCATAGTTCTGGTTCGTTGTTGTCTGGAGATGAAGTAGAGATTGAAACGGTTGATGGTTCAACGCTTGAACTTGTTAATGGTCATAGTTATCCAGATGGCAAATGGTTTATTAATGTTGATCCTATGGGTGGGATTCGTTTGTATGACACGTTTCCTAAAGCAATAGAAGGATTACAGACAAACGCTTTAACTCTTGTCACTCCTAGTGCTGCAAAAGATGTCTTAATAAGGACTCGAAATGAAAGGTATAGGCATGTCGCCAATGTTCGAGATTTTGAGATGACAACGAGTAGGGAGCAAGTTGATTTAACAAACCTTGGAGATGAGTTTAGAAATCAATATGAGGCTGGATTGATTAGCGGTCAAGGAACAATGAGTTGCATTTGGGAGCATAGTTATGACACAGGAGATAGAAAGAATGAATATGGCAGTGATCCAGAATTTCCTTTTTATCTTGCTCAGTTAATTGTTAGAACACAGCAAGGATCAGATTTTGATGGTCTGTTTTACATTTACCGTGATCCAAACAATTCTGCTAAAAACGTTTATTACGAAGCGAATTGCATTATTACTAATGTTGCGGTAAGTGTTACTCCTGCGGAAGTTATTGAGACTAGAGTTGAGTTTATAACCAATGGAGTTATTCGATTAAAGACTGGTGATACTGCTGGTTATCTATTACAGGAAAATTCAGATAAGGTTCTTCAGGAAGATGAAAGTCCCATATTGCTCGAACAGGTTTAAACTATTGCTAATGGTTTTTAGTTCGTAGTCAATGGCTGATCTACAGATAAGCAATCTGCCTGCCTTAGCAGAAGCAGGTATTCAAGCAACTGATGTATTGGCCCTTGCTGATCTAAGTGCGACTGAGACAAAGAAAGTAACGGTAAAAGACCTAGTAGCTGCTGCTGTAGCACTTTTAGATTCTGGAGATATTCCTGCTGCCAAAGTTGCAACGCCTTTTGCTGCTGATGCCGTAGCGACAGCAACGATTCAGAATTTAGCTGTAACTGCTGCCAAGATTGCTAACTCAACTATTACTGCAACGCAGATAGCAAACACAACAATAACTGGAGCAAAGTTAGTTAACGATACTGTCACTGCTACACAAATAGCTGCAGATGCAATAACTAATTCTGAGTTAGCTGATAATGCTGTAGACACTGCTGCTATTGCTGCAAACGCTGTAACAACTGTAAAGATTGCAGATGCAAATGTTACTTATGCAAAGTTAAATCTTAGTGATGGAGATATTGATGGAGCAAAACTTACGAGTGCAAGTGTTACTTCTACGCAATTAGCAACTAATTCTGTTACTGCTACGGAACTGGCAGACAACGCTGTTGATACTGCTGCTATCGCTAATGGAGCTGTTACTGGAGTAAAGATTGGAAGCCAAACTATCGCTGCTGGAAATATTGCTAATAATACAATTACAGGAACACAGATAGCTAATGGGGCAATTGGTACAACTCAGCTAGCAGATGGAGCTGTAACAACTGCAAAGCTTTCTGGGACTATATCCGCTGGAACAATTACAGATGGTGCTGTAGGCACAACGAAACTTGCTGATGATGCAGTGACAAGTGCGAAGCTTGCAGCAAATGCTGTCGATGCAACCGCTTTAGCTGATAACGCTGTTGATTCTGGAGCGATAGCTAGTAATGCTGTAACAGAAGCTAAGATTGCTGCAAATGCTGTTGTTAATGCCAAGATTACAGATGGCACAATCACAGCCGCCAAGTTAAATACCTCAAATATTGACAGGTCTTTAAATGTAGCCAGTGGGAACCTTGGAATAAATAACACAGTTACGGCTGCTACTCGTTCAGGTATTTCATATAACGCTCAGGGACTTATTACTGGAACTGTTGCTCTTGCTGCTGCTGATCTTCCTGTTGCAACTTCTAGTGCTGTTGGCGGTGTTTCTGTTGGTTCGGGGTTGAGTGTTAATGGGTCAGGTGTCTTAACTCTGTCAAACAGCGTAACTGGTGCAACTGTTTCAGGAATCACGTTTGATAATAACGGTCAGATTACTGCTGCAACTGCTCTTACGGCGGCAAACCTTCCGGTAGCAACTACAAGTGCTAAAGGTGCAGTACAAATTACATCTGGAGGAGGTTTAACTGTTGATGGTTCTGGTAACTTAACGACTTCAACCAGTGGAATTAGTGCTGGAACATATCAATCAATCACTGTAAATAATAAAGGTGTTGCAACAGCAGGTGCAGCATTGACTGCTGCTTTGGTTCCTGATCTTGCTGCAAGCAAAATAACAAGTGGAAGTTTTGATGCTGCAAGAATAGCTGCTGATTCAATTGATGGAACGAAACTAAGTAATTCATCAACGGCTTTATTCCAATCTATTGCTCAAAGTGGTTATCCAACAGCACAGTTCAATGGCCAAATTCTCTTTGATACTGTCTCTGAAGATGCGTTTATCTGGGATGGAAACGCTTGGCAAGCAATAACGACACTGACAAAAGGAAGTCTTGTCTTTGGTGGAACCTACAACGCAAATACGAGTCAGATGGTTGCAACAACCTCGGCTGGTATTGCGGCTGGCTTATCAGTTGGATCTAATTTGCCTACAGCTAGTGCTACAGGTGGAACTCCAAGTTCTCCAGCTCCATCTATCGCTTTTGCTCCTCCTGATTACATCTTGGGAGTAACAAATAGTGCTGGATCGTCATGGAACGAGGTAGACCTTTCACAAACAGTTGCAGGTCAGGTTGCCTCGAATATTACATTTAGCCCATATGGACAGTTAAGTTCTACCAACGTACAAGATGCTTTACAAGAATTAGAGACAGAAAAACTAGCAAAAGCAGGTGGTACTGTTACGGGTGAGCTTTTAATTGGTAATACTGGAAGCTTTGTATTTGAAGGATCGACTGTTGACGCATTTGAGACGAGATTAACAGTTGCTGATCCAACAACGTCTGACAAAACTATTACTTTACCTAACGTAACTGGAACAGTAATTACAAGCGGAGATACAAATACAGTTACATCAACAATGGTTGATGGAAGTTTAGTTAATGCAAATTTAGCTGCCACGGCTGCAATTGCTTTTAGTAAATTAGCAGCATTAAATTCAGCTCAAATCCTTGTTGGTAACGGGTCAAATGAAGCAACAGCAGTAGCAGTTACAGGTGATATAGGAATAGATAATGCAGGTTTAACTTCTATTACTGCTGG